TGCCATCTATGACAGCCTTTAGCATTACATCGTTAAACTTGATTCTGTCTTTCATATTCATTCTTCCGCATTGCATCCTTACCAATAAACCATGACAGCCGTTGCTAAAAATGCACCTTTAACATCTTTGCTTGATTCATGGTAATACGCTGAATAACCAGGCTTGGGAACTGCTTTGAAATAACAAATATCTACCTTGTTGTACTTTTCCCAAAATTGGCGGTCACTCTCATCTATTTCCCCAGACTCAATGGCTGAATTAATCACCTCGTTAGCGGTATGTTCCCCTTTCATTAGTAGCGTTTGAATACTATCGTTTCTAATTTGTATAATTGATGGATGTTTCATCGTCATTCCTCTTCATTGCATCCTTACACTGAGTTCTTTGGTTAACGGGTAGGGTTAGGCGTTACTCACAAACTGCCCAGCTTCATTACGCTTACGTTCGGTGTAACACTTGGGTGTCTCTCTTGATTTAGCTTTCTTATCTATCCATTCATATACTTCATGAGCCTCCCATGCCACGCAACGCACCGACAAATACATACGCTTTGGAAAATCACCTTTCTTCTCTAAGGTGCGAATAGTTGAGCGAGAAAGTCCTGTTAGCTTTAAAACAGCAGGCATACGAATAGGGTTGGTAGGTAATTTAATATTCATATTTAAACTCCTTGCGGAGCTGTATCGCTCCGCTTTAAATAGGATCACTGGTATTCAGGGCGCATATCATTAAGTGTGATAGAGAAAGACTCGTATAATTCATCACCGAGTTTTCGCTTACTTGACTTAAGTAGCTTGTCTACTTTTTCAAATGCTTCGGTAGCTTCAGATGAGCCAGATTCAGGAAGTGAGTTAATAGAAGCTTCTAGGGCATTACGTGCATCAATGCGGTGATATGCCTGTACTGCTTTATTTTTTAATTCAGCAAACAGGTTGATCCCCATTTCATTTTTTAAGTTCTCAATTTCTGCGCGAATATTTTTAGCATCTTCGACAGTTTGAACATCATCAATAGCTAATCTAAATGCGTCAGCATCGAACTTAGGTATAAACTCGCCTTGAGTCTCTTTTACTGGTTCTGCATTGATTGGCTGTTGCTGAGTGGTAATTTCATTAATGCTGACACGTTCTTTCGGTGGGGTGATGTCTTTAATCGGACGATCTTCAAGTTCTTCTGGTGTATACACACCTAGGATAACTTCAGGACAATAAAGACGGGCCCAATATTTTACAGCTAGATACGCGATTTGTTGCTTAGGCATTGTTTTCCAAAGTGGTGAGTTTCTCGTCTGTATATCAGCAAGGTAAACAGGCTCACCCCATGTAATTTCTTCTTCACCTCTTAAAATTGCACCGACTTCAATAAATAAACCCGATTCATCACGTTTATCTTTCATGCCTACAATCTTTTCCCAGTCGCCACCGTATTTGTAATGGAACCGACCTACAACAGCATTTGAACTGGTAATAACTGCATTTACTAATTGGGCTTCATAACCAAGCACACCATTGATGACATGTGTTTTTTGACCGACAACGAAAGGATCCATTCCCCAACGTGCAGACTGCATTGTGATAGCAAGACAATCAGATGGTTTACCTTGCAGATGTCTTGGCACCGTTGCTGTACCTGATGCCATTAGCTCAGCAAATTTGACAATGCGGTCTAATGATTCAGGATTAAAAAGTAATGATGTGTTATTCATTACTGATTGGTTTCTTTCGAGAGTTGCTACTTCTGACATAATATTTACTCCAAGCGTGCGCCTGATTGTTCAAGCGCAGTTTTATTAAGCGACTTCGTTTTGCAGTTCTTCTAACTTTCTCTGCTCAAAGTCAGTGATACCGATAGTGAGAGTAGTGGTGATAGGTGCTGGCCAATATCCTGTATCCATAGCTTCACGGATATCACGCAGTATCTTTTTGTACTCAGCGCGACCCAGTTCAAGTAACTCAGGAGAGGCTTCAACGATAGCGACCCAGTGGTAATGCTCGTCTTTGTTAACGAATATCCAGAAGAACTGATCCAGCATTGCCACATCACAATACATAGCTGCACTGATGTGATAATCGCGATTAATGATTTCTCTGCGGATCATGGTTTCAATGGCATCTTGTTTAAATCGACCAAGTGCTACAGATTTGAGGTCAAAACCTAATCGGTTATTTTCTGTTTGAATTTCGATATCAGGACGAACACGAATTTCAAGGCCGGTATCTTCATCAATGCCGTAGTAACTCACTTCTGATACACGGTTAGGGTGGTTTAATAAACTGGATGCTTCTTTGTGGTTCATAACAGCGTTACGCATGTTATTTGCCATTTCATAGTCAACGGTTTGAACATGAATTTTTGAATCGTCACTAAGCCATTGGCTAATGATTTCATCTTCAAATACAGCATCAGGTTTTACTTCTTTAATGACCTGTATGAGATCATCTTTCTTGACGGGTTTTCTAAGTGGCTCAGGCTTACTTACTTCTGCTAAATATAATTCAGGATTGATGTGGTGGTATATCTGCTCAAGTAATGCATCTGTATTACCTGAGGTTTTCAATGGTGTTGGCAAAGTATCATTATAGGCTTTGATACAGGCTTTCATTGCTGCGCCAGTAAATTTCCCATCTTCAGGGATGGTTTTAAATTCATCGGGCAACTGCATGTATATCTGACCTAGCTCTTCGGCTTTTCCGCTGGTGGAAAGTTGCGGTGTCAGAGTGGCATTATGTTCTTCAATAATTGCTTTTAACTCATCTTGTGAGAGCTTTTTAGGCAACTTATTGTTGTATTCGTCAATCCATGACTTCATTGTTTCCGTTGTTGTAAAGGCACCTTCTGGAATAATTGGCTTAACACTGAATTCAGCATCAAACTTTTCAGGTTCCATTGTTAACGTGTGAAATGCACTACCTAAGTCGAAACAACGCTTATTTTCACGCTCAATAACTTTTGTTACATGGCGTAACTCGTAATACATCAAACTAATACGAGCATCTTTTAGCATCGAACTACTGATGCCGTTTGAACTGTGATACACCTCATTAGGAATATCGGGATACCGACCAGGTTCAAAATAAGCAGGTTGGTCATTTTCTTCCTTTGGAATATCTTCCGCCTCCTTGCGTTGACCGTTTTGGTTATCTTTGTTGGCGTGAAAAATCACCTCTTCCTGAGGTGCTTCTTTTTTTTCTACCTCAATTGAGGCGGTTTTTGGGTTTATTAATGAGTTAAAGTGATTAACTCTATGACGAACGCTACGCATATCAGGGTTATCAATAAATGACATAATAGCGTTAATGATTTGCTCTTCACTTAATTCACTGCTGATATTAGGAACCAATGAAAGTGCAAGTAGCGTGATATTAATAAAGTGGTCATATTGCTTAAACTCTTCTTTTTCAATATCACCGTTGATATGAGCTGTTAGCATATCTACTTGTTCGCTATCAGTAATATCTTGGTTAAGTAAAAGAGCTTTTGCAATCAACACATTTAAGTGCTTAGTGTCTGACATTTTGTTTACCTACTAATTGTTCTGTTTGTAATGCGAGCTTTCTTACATAAGCCCACTCAATACCAGCTTTAAAATTGTCAAATGACTGTGACTCATTTAAGCCAGATAAGGTAAATACATGCTTACCGTCTTTGATATAAAAGATCATGACTAATCACCAAATTGGTTATGTCTGAGCGCATTAAAAAATCAGTCTCTTTTATCCATATTGTTAAAGAGCAAATTAACCGTATTGGTTAACTTATACTTTTAATCATAACCATAAATTAACCACTGTCAACCGTAAAAAACAAATAAATCACCAATATGGTTATGTTTGTTTTTATCACTATGAAATTTAATGATTTATTAAGAGTAAAAAGAAGCCAAGATATGACTTCTTTTTAATGGAAAGGGTTAGTCGTGGGAGATAGGCTGGTTTTTATTAATGATAAATTCAATGAAATTTTCAATAGCAGCTTGTTCGCTGGCGGGAAGTTTTGAATAGGCTCTTCTATCATAGTTAATAGTGCCTTTATCATTTTTAGGGATCAGTAGTTCATAGGCTTGGCGGCCCATTGCTTTTGCAATAGCATCAATGCTTTCAGCGGTGGCGCTGGCTTCACAATTGATAATGCGGTTAACTGTTGATTGTGCAAGCCCTGAATCGACAGAAAGCTTAACTCTTGATTTTATTCCATCATTTAACATGAATGTTGTGATGTTATCTGAGAGTATCTTGCCAATTTCAGTCGGAATATATTCTTCTTTTTCTGACTCCGCATGACCTTCTTTTAAGTGGTCTACATCCATCCAATATTTGCTAATTCTAGTCACATATTCAATTTTGCGTGACATTGGATCGGTGAGTTCACGATGACTTTTTAAATCTTTTGGTGATAGGTAACGAGAGATCATACTTGGTGCTACACCTAACGCATCAGCCAGTAATTTTTGTTTGCCGTTATAGTAGCGTTCAATAATATAAATCAGGTTATCTTTTCTAATTTCAGCAATGCTTTTCATTTCTCCAAGTCCTTTGGTGTCTATTCTTTATACAAATTTGATTAAGTTATGGTGTATTAAACAAACAAATAACCCTTTTGGTAAAGTACCTAAACGGTTACTATTATTTATTGGTTAATCAAATTGGTGAAATTATGGAAGTTTTCGACTTTAAAAAATTTTGGAATAGCTTAACGATTAAGCAAAGAGAAGCATTTTCTCAAAGAACGGGGTATAGCCAATTGTATCTATCACATCAGCTACGCTATGCAAAACGTAAGCCTTCACTAAGTAAACTCAATAAGTTATATGATATTTGTATTGAGTTCGGTGCAGATACAACCAGAGAGCAATTAATCAATTTCTTTATTCGATAATAATTCAAAGGCTATTTATTGATAAGGATCACTTCGGTGGTCCTTAATTTTTTATTGATAACCAATAAGTCTTTTTAGGTTGATATATTTTAAAATAACGGATAGCATTTGCACATACACATAATCAAATGAGGTTGAAATGGAGATTATTAGTCGAAAAGAAGCTGCTTCAAAAGGGCTTGGAAAATTTTTTACAGGTAAGAAATGCAAGAACGGTCATGTTGCTGAACGTTATGTTTGTAATGGTGTTTGCGTTAAATGCAACTTTGAAAATTCAACAGTCTATCGCTCTGTGTTAAAGCAATTAATTAACAGCGCTAAGTGAATGGTGTTTTATGCGTGACTATGGAAAAGTTTCCCCACAATTTTGGATAGGAAAAACAGGTAAGGAAATAAGAGAAAAAGGGCATGAAGCACTTATTGTCTCTATGTACTTATTAACCAATCCTCACGCCAATATGATCGGAATGTATTACCTACCTATTATCTATATGGCGCACGAAACAGGGCTAGGTTTAGAAGGGGCTTCTAAGGGGCTTCTAAGGTGCATTGAAGCAGGTTTTTGCCACTATGATGAGGATGCTGAAGTTGTTTGGGTGATCGAGATGGCAAAATATCAAATAGCATCATCTTTGAAGCCATCAGATAACCGGTGTATCGGTATACAAAGAGAGTATGACTCTCAGCCTAAAAATCAATTTCTATCAATGTTTTATGATAAGTATAAAGATGCTTTTAATTTAAGTTCTGCAAGAGAATCATCGATAAAAAATGAAAGGGGCTTGGAAGGGGCTTTGAAGACCCTACGAAGCCAAGAACAGGAGCAGGAACAAGAACAAGATATAAAACCCCCTAAATCCCCCTTGAAAAAAAAGTCGGTACAAAAGCGAGGTTTTAATATCTTGGAAGAAAAAATACCTGATTGGCTAAATCCTGAAGTTTGGGAGAAGTGGATTGAGTACCGAAAGGAAATCAAGCACCCGATAAAATCGAAACAAACGTTCAGTGGACAAATAAAATTACTCACTGAGTGTTATGAGTTAGGTTTTTCACCTGAAGAAATAATTAGCAAAACCATTACAAATGGCTGGCAAGGACTATTCAAACCAAACGTTTCACCACCACAACGGATCATTCAACCTCAAAAGAACGATGAGTTTATACCGGAGGACTTCTGATGACTGCATCATCAACCTTAGCAAGGCTAAAGCGAATAATGCCTGAGCATATTAAACCTAAATTTACTACTTCTGCTGAATTAATGGCATGGCAACGAGAGCAGGGTGAAATTGATTCAATGAGGATCGCAAATGAAAACCGAGTAGCTCGTTTAAATAAAATCATGGGTAGATCAGGTATTAGCCCATTACACCAAAATTGTTCATTCGATAATTATGACGTTACATGTGAAGACCAACAAAGAGCATTGTACAAAGCTAAGAGATACGCTGAGCAATTTGGTAAATCATTTGGTGGGTTCATTTTCAGTGGTAATCCTGGTACTGGAAAAAATCATTTAGCGTCAGCCATAGGCAATCACATTATCCAAAAAGGGAAAAGTATTCTGATCGCTACACTGCCGGACATAATGATGAAGGTTCGTGAAACCTATCAAAAGGATGCTAAAACAACAGAGTCAAAACTGATAGATGATCTGTGTGATGTTGATTTGCTAGTGCTTGATGATGTGGGTGTGCAACGTGGAAACCTCAATGAGGAATTAATTATATTTCAAGTAGTGGATCGAAGACTAGCAAACAAAAAGCCTGTTGGAGTGCTTACAAACCTAAATTATACCCAACTATCCAAAGTGTTGGATGAACGAGTAATAGATCGACTCCGAATGGGAAATCCAACAACGATAAATTTCACATGGCAAAGCTATCGGCGTTTAGTTAAGTAATTTCATAAACTAAAAATCGAATAGGGTTTATTGGATATCAAAATCCTTAGCGTAATAAACACTGGTGAGTTTTATTTGTTGTAGGTACGCGATTGGGTGCCTGAGTAGTGAAAACAGCGTATAGACGATTTGAGAGCGTTTTAAGTAGGTATGAGTTTAATTAAAAACTCTGTTTTTTTATACTTGAAAACATAACCAAATTGGATATATTAACCATAATGATTAATCTATTAAGGGTTATCGTATATGAAATTTATGCAGGATTTAGTTGTTGATATTTTACGTGACAATAAAAAATCATTGTCAGTTAACGAGATAACGGCAATTGCTTCTGATCTCAAGGGAAAGAAGAACCGCTCAACAACCAATTATGCACTGATTAAATTGATTGAAAGCTCCATCGTAGAACGCAAAGCGGTAGTTGGCATTGGGTATGTCTACAAACTAACGCCTGATTACATGGAGCGCCTACGTGAATTAGATATCAAAAAAGAAGCCTCTCTAATGACCAAGAAGCCAGCAAAACCTACGGATAAGCATGTTATCTGTCAGAAAGGCTCACTAACCTACGTGAGAAAGAGCTTACCACCGTTACAGCATGGAAAGATTGCTGATATTCATAACCGTATGAACGCAATGCTGGTGGCGGTACGTGCATGAAACAGCAAATTTATTATATCAATACTGTACCAAAGCCACGTATGACACAGCGTGACGCATGGAAGAAAAGACCCGTTGTCGTTAAGTACCACGCTTTTTGTGACGAGATGAGAGCTAACCGTTTTATGTTACCTGAAAGCGGTGCTCACCTAACGTTTGTTATCCCTATGCCTAAATCATGGAGCAAGAAGAAACGCATTGAGATGAATGGTAAACCCCACCAGCAACGTCCTGATGTCGATAACCTGATTAAAGCCGTTATGGACGCCATCTTTAATGAAGATTGCAGGGTGTGGAATATCAGCGCGTCAAAGCTTTGGGGTGAGCAGGGAAAGATAGGGGTAACGTTACCTGAAAATACAGAAAATCATGAACTTATTACCATTCGTTAAGTTCGTGACTGAGTTAATTAATCGTTGAATGAGTTTGGGAAGAAATTATGAGTCAAGAAATTGATGCTATTAGGCTTATTCAATAACTCAAATAACTGTGACATGTCACGCAAGAGGATTTTTAGATGAACAAGCAAAAGGAAATCCCATTTGGAACTATTGTTGTAATTCATCACGCTGTTGATGACGAAAACGAGGTCTATTTAAAGGGTTGTCATGGTGATTTTGACGCAACTGACATTCGAGATTTTCAAGATGAAATATCAACCGTTTTAACGGGCGAAGATTACTTTCAAGGTGAGGGCGTTTATACACTAAAACCAACTACTGATTATTACGATTACCATCGTGAAATTACATTTGAGTTGGTTTCATTTGAGCCACTGAAGGGCGAGGAGATATCTAATGCAGGGAACTAATTCAACTAAGAGCATTCAACTAGAAGTTCTTTACATGGGTAAAGATTGCATTTGTGTGATTTTTCTCAAAGGGCCTGCGCCAGTAAATGTATTGCAGGACATTGAAACTCAGCTACTAGAAGTAGCCGATGAGCATGAGATGTTTACTAAGCACGGCACATATCAAATCAGCGTTACGAGAGATAACGGTGAATATGATGGGTTAGGCAATTGTTATAACGCACCTTATTGGGATTTCGATATTCAATCATTTGAACCAATGCCAGAGGGTGAATAATGAAAATTAAGACCTCAAAACTTACAGGTGGAGCGCTTAACTATGCAGTAGCATTAGCAGTTGGTGGATATGAATTAATTCCAGTACCTCCTGATATTGATGGAAAAAATGAGGGGATGGTATTAGCTCCAGTTGGATATTTAGAGAGCGGTTATACATTTCCACCTAAAGGTGGGCTACGAATTGATTTTTTCGTTAAGCAATATTCAAGTGATTGGCGTGAATGTGGCGAGCTTATAAATAACTACTGGATTGATTTAATGTTTGAGGAAGTTGATGGGGTTAATTATTGCTATGCATCACCGCCACATTTAATGGGTGATTACGCCACTGCTAATACTGCTCAAGAAGCTATTTGTCGAGCGATTGTTATGCTTGAGATAGGTGATGAAGTTGAGATACCTGAGGAGCTGATAAATGCTAACTAAGTACATTTTATTCGCTGTATTCTGGTGTGTCGTTGTTACTGTGGTTGGAGTGTCACTTAATGGCTAAATCACCCGCTGAACGTAAGGCATTACAACGTAGACGCCAAAAGGAACTTGGCGTAACAAAGATTGAATTGCTGGTGGATAATCAAGAGTTGGAGATGTTACAGCGTAATTGTGTTCTGCGTATGCCTGGTCGTGAGCCGTATGATGTTGTTGAATACTTGCAAATGCTTATCCGTAAAGATGATGCAGAGTATAAGCGACAAGCTGAGGAGCTATCTAAGCGTAAATGTGAGTGCTGTGGTGAACAGTTACCCGTTCAACAATGTTGTTTATCTGGAGATGCTAAATGTTGGGTAACAAAGGGCTGGCGTGAAATGATGTTGAAGGTAGAATGATGTAAATTTCTTATAAGTGGATCTCTTAATGCAAGATTTTTTTAAAAATTTACCTCAGTATGCAGCTCTTATCACTGCCAGCATCGCAATTTTTTTATTTTTATTGAAAGAGTTTTTAGAATCAAGAAGAAAAAAGAAAGAAAGAGAACAAAATAGATTTGCAGTAAACATGGTTGCATCAATTCAAGGAATAAAAATATTGAAGCAACTATTGTTTATACTCCAAATATCAAATGAATTTAAAAATATTAATTCAGAGTCAAATATTGTCATTAAAGTAGATCATTTAAGTAAAGCAAGAAAGATAATTATTAATGAAGATAGAATAATTATTGTTCCAGAAGCTACAGATAAATTTAGTTATGAAGTTATTCTTTTAGTGGCAAAGTTAGGATATGAAAAATTTGCTCTTTTTTCAAATATGAATGATGCTAATACTTATCTAAGTGATACCATTAATGTATTCTTGAAAAAGATAGAAAAAAATGAGATTAAAAGAGTTTGTTATGAACTGAAACAAACAAAAGGGCTTAAAAAAATGGTGGGAACACATCTTAATGGGCTAGCACCAATCTCTGCGAGTATGGAGAAAAATAAAGACTATAAGTCTATTATGAAAAAAATAGAGGAAGAACTAAATAGGCTTTTATGATTTGAGGTTTAACTTATTGGCGGTCATAATAACCAAAGAGGTGATGATTATGACTATCAAAAGATCAAGAAAGAAACCTGCCCGACAACCAACGCCTATCAACGACAAGATGGAACGTTTCTGTCAGGAATATATCAAATCCCCAGATAATCAAACTGATGCTGCAATCTCTGCTGGATATGCTTCTGGCAGTGCTTGCAAACGCGCATCACAGCTAATGGCTGATCCCCGTATTCAAGAGCGTATCGCACAACTTATGCAACAGCGTAATAAGCGCACCAAGATGAGTGCAGACAATGTACTTAAGCGTTTGGTTGATATGCTTGATGCGGATATTGCCGATATTCTTAATGAGAAAGGTGATATTAAACCAATATCTGAATGGTCACCTATCTGGCGTAAAAGTGTTGCTGCTTTCGATATCATTGATATTGACGGTGATACTCGCATTAAAAAAGTGAAGCTGCTGGATAAAATCAAGGTGCTTGAACTGATTGGTAAGCATGTTGATATCAATGCCTTTAGAGACAGAGTACAGGTCGATGTAAACGTATCGCTTGCTGATAAGTTGGCATCTGCTCGTAAACGTGCTCAGCAAGGGAGCATTGAGTAATGTCAGAAGCTTTGCAGAAGTCACCAGAAGAACAACTCATTGAAGATATCGCATCATTTACGCATGATCCATTAGGCTATGCGTATTACGCATTTCCGTGGGGTGAAGCTGGTGGAGAGCTTGAAGAATATAATGGTCCTCGTCAGTGGCAAGCCGAAGCATTTAATGAAATCGGTGAACATCTACGCAATCCAAAGACACGATACCAGCCATTGTTACTTGCTCGTGCTTCTGGGCATGGTATCGGCAAATCTGCATTTATTTCAATGATCATCAAGTGGGGTATGGATACCTGCGAAGATTGTAAGGTAGTCGTCACTGCCAACACCGAAAATCAGCTACGTACTAAAACGTGGCCAGAAATAGCGAAGTGGCAACGGCTATCACTTACCAATAATTGGTTTACTTGTACTAAGACAGCTATCTACTCAAACGATCCTAATCATGCTAATGCTTGGCGTGCTGATGCGGTGCCGTGGTCAGAGAACAACACAGAGGCATTCGCAGGGCTTCACAACAAAGGTAAGCGAATTATCTTAGTATTTGATGAAGCGTCTAACATTGCCGATCTGGTATGGGAAGTTGCCGAAGGGGCGTTAACGGATGAAGGTACCGAAATCATTTGGATAGCATTTGGTAACCCAACTCGTAACACGGGTCGTTTTCGTGAGTGCTTTCGTAAGTTTAAACATCGTTGGAACACCAAGCAGATTGATAGCCGTACCGTTGAAGGTAGCAACAAAGAGCAGATTAAAAATTGGGAAGAGGACTACGGCGAAGATAGCGACTTCTTTAAAGTCCGTGTTCGTGGTGTGTTCCCGTCAGCATCAGAACTACAGTTTATTCCAACAGGTTTAACTGATGAAGCCATGAAGCGGATTGTCACACAGGCAGAAGTTGCTCATGCGCCTGTAATTATTGGTGTCGACCCCGCCTATTCTGGTATTGATGATGCGGTGATTTATCTGCGCCAAGGTTTATTTAGTAAGTGTTTGTGGACGGGGTTTAAAACAACAGACGATGTTGTTATGGCAAAGCGTATTGCTGACTTTGAAGATCAATACAAGGCTGACGCTGTTCATATCGACTTTGGGTATGGTACCGGCATTCACTCCATTGGAACAAGTTGGGGGCGTGTATGGCGTTTAGTTAAGTTTGGTGGTGCATCAACAGATCCACAAATGCTAAACAAACGTGGTGAAATGTATAACAGCGTTAAGACATGGCTAAAAATTGGCGGGGCTATTGATGATCAGGAAACCGCAGATGATTTGTCATGTGGTGAATACAAAGTTCGTGTTATTGATAGCAAGATTGTACTAGAAGATAAAACAGAAATTAAAAAACGTCTTGGTCGTTCACCTGGTAAAGGTGATGCACTAGCACTGACATTCGCCTATCCAGTCACTAAAATAGATAGAAATTACACCTCACCTCATTCTGGCGTTAATGTCAGCAATTCAGATTACGATCCATTCGCATAAAAAAAAGCCCTCTGGAGTAGAGGGCAAACAGTCCTAAGGTAAAGCACGCTGTCGTGGTAACAATACCGAGAAAAAATGCAGTGGCATTGCATAACCAAAATGGTAGTTATAATTTTCAATATTGTCAAATAGCATGTATTATTAATTTAATATGCAATATTGGTTAATTATAAAGGTGTGTCGATATGTGTAATCCATTTGGCAATACTCCAAAAATTACAACTCCTCCTGCTGTTCAGGCAGCACCTCAAGAACAAGATGCGGCAGTAACGGGTAGTCGTGATGATGAAATGCGTCGTCGCCGTGCAGCCGCAGGTCGTAAGTCTACGTTACTAACAGGTGCGCAGGGTGCGACAAGTTCAGCATCCACCAGCGGTAAAACCTTACTTGGTCAATAAGGGGTGACTATGTCAACGCCATTGAAACAACAGCTACTGCAACAACTTAATCAGTTGGAAACAGAGCGTAGCTCATTTGAACCGCATTGGCGTGAATTGTCAGATTTCACTCGTCCTCGTAGTACGCGCTTTACTGCGTCTGATGTTAATCGAGGTGATCGCCGTAATAGTAAGATCATTGACCCTACGGCGTCTTTGGCTTCATCGGTGCTTTCCAGTGGCATGATGTCAGGCATTACAAGTCCTGCTCGTCCTTGGTTTCGTTTAGCGACACCTGATCCTGATTTAATGGATTATGGCCCTGTAAAACTTTGGCTAGAAACCACAGAACAACGCATGAACGAAGTGTTCAATCGTTCTAACCTCTATCAGTCATTACCGTTGATGTATGGCGATTTAGGTACCTTTGGTACTGCTGCAATGGCCGTCGTTGAAGATAGCCAGCGTATTATCCGTACCGTTCATTTCCCCCTTGGCAGTTATTACATTGCGAATAGCCCAAGCCTGAGTGTTGATGTTTGCTATCGCAAATTTACGATGACAGTTCGCCAGTTGGTGATGGAGTTCGGGCTTGATAGCGTCAGTGATACTGTTAAATCAATGTGGAATTCAAGACAGTACAGCCAATGGGTTGAAGTGGTTCATGCCGTATATCCAAACCTTGAACGACAAACAGGAAAGTTAGAGGCGAAGCACAAGCCTTTTAAATCCGTTTATCTTGAAGTGGCGGGTGATAACGAGAAAGTGTTACGTGAATCTGGCTATGATGAATTTCCTATTATGGCGCCACGTTGGGAAGTGAATGGTGAAGATGTTTACGGCTCATCTTGTCCTGGTATGGTGGCGTTAGGTGGTACTAAAGCACTTCAATTAATGCAAAAACGTAAAGCGCAGATGATTGATAAGCTGACCAATCCACCTTTACAAGTGCCAGCATCATTAAAAAACCAACGGGTAAATACCATACCCGGAGGCATTAACTATCTTGATGAGGTAAATCCTACTAATAAAATTCAAACGATTTTTGATGTTCAACCCGTAGCATTGAAAGCACTACTTGAAGATGTTCAAGATACCCGTCAACTGATTGATACAGCTTACTTTGTCGATTTATTCCGCATGATGCAAATGGTGAATACGCGCTCTATGCCGATTGAAGCCGTTGTTGAGATGCGAGAAGAGAAGCTATTGCAATTAGGGCCTGTTCTGCAACGTCTTGATTCTGAATTACTCGACAAACTGATTAATCGCACTTTCTCAATCTTGGTAAACAAAAATTTACTACCTATTGCGCCTGATGAAATGCAGGGAATGGATCTAAAGGTTGAGTACATTTCTGTAATGGCTCAGGCACAGAAAGCGATTGGTGTTGGCAGTATCGAACGCTTTGCTGGCTTTGTTGGCAATCTGGCAAAAGTTAAGCCTGAAGCCCTTGATAAGCTTAATGCTGATGATGCCATTGATAACTATGCATCAGCAATTGGTGTTTCTCCAACTATCGTTGCAACCAATGAGCAAGTACAAGCCATACGTCAACAACGACAAGCACAGCAACAACAAATGGCTCAGATGCAAATGGCGCAGTCCGCTATTGATGGTGCTAAAACCCTCAGTGATACCAATCTTGATAATGATAGTGCCTTGTCCGCTATGGCTGGTGGAGGTGCTCAATGACACATCCATTCGATGCGTATGAATACGAGAGAATTGCTCGCACTGAATACGATATTCAACAAAAAAATAGGCAAGAGAAAGAGGAACAACAGCTAAAAGAGGTTATGTCCACAGAAGCTGGGCGTGCTGTTATTTGGCGTTTGATTTCTGACTCTGGCGTATTTCGTAGCTCTTTTTCTAATGATCCCTATGCAATGGCATTTAGAGAGGGAGAACGTAACTATGGGTTAAAAGTTTTCAATCAATTACACCAAGTTTGCCCTGAGCTTTATGCGCAAATGGCAAATGAAGCAGCTACACCAAGCGTTTAACCAAAATTTAAAGAATGGGAGAAGCAGTCATGAACTTATGGCAGAAATTAATCATGCGTCGCTTGTATAACGAGCAACACAGCGAGGGAGGTGAAGGTGGTGGCGGTACAGCAACGGAACTTACTCAAGAAACATCAGCAACAGATAAAAATGAGCCACCAGCAAACAGTGATGATCTTAATAAAAGCACTGAAAAAGAGAATGGTGGAGAGCAGGGCAAGCCGGATGATAAGAAAAATGATGCCAATAAATCAGATGTAGGTGCGCCTGAAAAGTATGAATTTAAAGCACCAGAAGAAGGGCAAGAGCTTGATAAAGGTGCATTAGAAGTCTTTGAGCCTATTGCTCGTGAGCTGAATTTAAACAACGAACAAGCGCAAAAACTGGTTGATGTTTATGGCTCTAAAATCATGCCTGCTATTCAGAAACAAATCAATGATGGTTGGCAAAAGCAGACTGAGCAATGGGCTGAAACTGTTAAAGCAGATGAAGAATTAGGATCAAATGAGTCTATTGGTGCAGCACAAAAGGCATTAGATACCTATGGTTCTGATGATTTGAAATTGTATTTAACAGAAACAGGGTTAGGTAATCACCCAGAGATTATTCGGGCTTTTGCCAAGATAGGCAAAGCAATGTCAGAGGACGGTCTTGTCACTGGCAACAGTAACGGCAGTAAAAGTGCTGCTGATGTTTTATTTGGATAACAAAGAGGAAATAACATGCCTGCTTTAACTCTCGTTGATTGGGCTAAACGACAAGGCCCTGACAGCAAGCAAGCGAAGATCGTCGAATTGCTGAATCAGTCTAATGAAATTCTTGATGATATGGTTTTCGTTGAAGGTAACTTACCAACGGGTCACCGTACAACTGTTCGTACTGGTTTACCATCTGCAACATGGCGTTTGCTTAATTATGGTGTACCACCAAGCAAATCAACCACAGCACAGGTTACTGATGCGATTGGTATGCTTGAAACCTATTCTGAGGTTGATAAAGATCTTGCTAACTTGAACGGGCAAAAGAATGAATTTCTATTGTCTGAATCAATTGCATTCTTAGAGTCAATGAACCAGCAAATGGCTGAAACAGTTATTTATGGTGATGCTACGGTTCATCCTCAGCGTTTTACGGGTTTAGCTGCACGCTTTAACGATATGAAAGCCAAGAATGCAGTCAACATCATTGATGCTGGTGGTACTGGCAGTAACTTAACTTCTGTGTGGTTAGTGGTATGGGGTGAAAACACTGTCCACGGTATTTTCCCTAAAGGTTCTAAAGCAGGTTTAGAGCAAAATCATTTAGGTGAAGTTACTTTAGAAGATGAAAACAAAGGTAAATACCAAGGTTTTCGTACTCACTTTCAATGGAAAAATGGTATCTCAGTTCGTGACTGGCGTTATGTTGTTCGTATCGCCAATATTGATTTATCCAAAATTGGTAAAGATCCAGAAAAAGCGGACACACTCGATTTACCAGACTTGTTTATTCAAGCAATTGAGAAGATCCCTAACCTCTCTATGGGGCGTCCTGTTTTTTATTGTAACCAGCAAATTCGTAGCTGGATGCGTCGTCAAATTAAAAACAGCAAAAACGTCAATATTTCCATGGCAGAAGTTGCCGGTAAGAAAGTTGTTTCATTCGATGAAATTCCTGTTCGCCGTGTTGATGCCATTTTAACGACTGAAGATCAGGTGAAATAAGTTATTGCGGTGTCGTTTAACGGCTCCGCTAACTTTCATTTATTTGGAGATAGTCAAAATGATTTTAGATAAAGAAACGCTTTTTTCACTGGATCAGGCGGTTACTGCATCTGCTGTAAGTAAGCAAATTATCGACTTAACGCCAGTGCATGTTGTATTTCGTGATATCGGTATCGGCGAGCCATTAGAGCTGTTTGCACAGGTGACTGAACAGGCTAAAGCAGCAGGTGAAGCGACTGTTCAAATTAAGTTAGAAACCGCGACAGATGATAAATTCTCTGATGCTAAATCTATCTTTGAATCTGTGGCAATGCCAATTGCTGATTTAAATGCAGGTAAACGTATTGTGGCGAAAGTACCTCAAGGCGTTCTGAAGTATCTGCGCCTGCAATATGTTGTTGCAGAAGGGCCATTAACAGCGGGTAAGTTCACTGCGGGCATTAACCTAACTGTTGATGCTCATCCTATTTACTATGCTGTAACTCAATAAGGTGTGACATGTCACGATATAAGGTTTTAAAAAAATCATTTATCGCTGGACGTCTACTTGAAATCGGTGAAGAGATTGAGTACGACGGTATAGCTGGCGATAACTTAGCGTTAATTGGTGGCGCTGATGCTCGACTTAATACTCATAGTGTGGCTGATGGGGCTGGTGATAATACTGGTGAAGGCATAAGTAATATTGTTATTAGCGGTTCAGGTGTGGCTATTGACTCAAGCCTAGATGCGCTTCGTGAGCAATATACCCAGCTATTTGGTAAAGCACCTCATCACAATATGGGCGCAGATAAAATGCGCACCGCAATAGATGAAAAGCGGAAAGAACTTGGGGTTTAACCCCCGATGATAAAGGGGGGCGAAAGCCCCTTTTTTATTGGAGATAAATGATATGGCCTCAGAAATTGAAATTTGCAATATTGCATTAAGTCGCATTGGTAATAGTCGTTCAATTAATAGCATGACTGAAGCCAGCAAAGAAGCCGTTCAATGTAACCTTCATTATGCGCAATGCCGTGATAGTGTGCTTGCCGATTTTCCTTGGAACTTTGCGACTAAAAAGGTGGCATTAGCCAATACAAATAATCCCCCACCTAATTGGGCGTATGCCTATCGCTATCCTAATGATTGTCTAAAAGCCATTGGTATTGTCGAACCTCATCAAAAGTATCGTAGACCAGATACGGCAATCCATTTTCATGTTGGTTCAGATGAAAACGGTACTGGTCGATTAATTTTTACTGATCACCCTAGTGCTTGGCTTGAATATGTTGCACGTATTACTGACGTCAATATGTTTGATGCGTTATTTAAAGATGCGCTTGCATGGCGTTTAGCGGCTGAATTGGCTCGTCCATTGGCATCAAATGCAGGTATTGGTGGTGAAGCACTACAAATTTACCAAGGTGTTATTAAAAGTGCGGCCGCACATTCATTAAGTGAGTCAGCAGAGCCAACTGATTATATGGATGAATTCACACAAGCGAGGTTGTCATAATGCCATTTAGTCTTATTCAACCTAGTTTTTCAGGCGGTGAAATTGCACCAAGCCTATATGGTCGTGTTGATCTTGCGAAGTATTCAACTGCACTGCGCAAGTGCCATAACTTTATTGTTCGTCAATATGGTGGCGTTGAGAATAGACCAGGCACACGATTTATTGCTGAAACAAAGTATCAAAATAAGAAGTCTCGCCTTATTCCTTTCCAATTCAGCACCGTACAAACCTATGCGTTAGAGTTTGGCGATCGTTATATTCGCGTATTTAAAGAGGGTGGGCAGGTTCTCTATGCTGATGGTGAACATAAAGGCGAAGTGTTTGAATTATCTACACCTTATAAAGAAGCTGATTTGTTTGATTTGAAGTATACGCAATCAGCCGATGTTATGACGATTGTTCATACTGATTATCCACCAATGGAATTACAGCGTTACGATCATGATGATTGGAAGTTAGTCTCCGTTGAAACAAAGAATGGCCCCTTTGAAGATATCAATACCGATAAGGCAATGAAAGTTTATGCCAGTGCAAGCACGGGGCAAATTACGTTAACGTCTACGCATGATATTTTTGGTACCGAGCAAATAGGTAAACAGTTCTATTTAGAGCAACGTGATATTGATGCGGTTCCTGTATGGGAGACAGATAAAACAACCAACCTTAATGATCAACGTCGTGCTGACAGTAACTACTATCGTGCCAATAGTGGCGGTAAAACAGGAACACTAAGACCGTCTCACACGGAAGGAATGAGCTGGGATGGTTGGGGTGGTGATACAGGGATCCAGTGGGAATATCTGCATAGTGGTTTTGGTATCGTAAAAATTGAAACTGTTAGTGAAGATGGCAAAACAGCCACAGGAAAGGTGATCTCTTATATTCCATCCAATGCCGTTGGTGAAGATAATGCAAGCCATAAATGGGCGCGTGCAGTGTGGAATGATGTTGATGGTTATCCAAGCACCGTTGTTTATTATCAACAACGTTTATTCTTTGCCGGCTCTCGTGCCTACCCACAAACGATATGGGCCAGTCGTAGCGGTGACTATAAAGACTTTGGGCGCAACAATCCTATTCAAGATGATGATCGCATTATCTACACGTATGCAGGTCGTCAAGTTAATGAAATTCGCCATTTGATTGATGTCGGTTCGCTGGTGGCATTGACCTCTGGCGGTGAATATCAAATCACGGGTGATCAGAACAAAGTACTTACACCTTCCAGTTTTTCAATGTCATCACAAGGGGCTAACGGCTCAAGTGATTTACCGCCAATCTCTGTTGCGAACATTGCGCTTTATATACAAGAGAAAGGTAGCGCTGTGCGTGATTTATCGTACTCCTTTGATGTGGATGGGTACCAAGGCACTGACTTAACTATGTTGGCAAATCACCTATTTCAACGTCATCGTATTGTTGATTGGTCATTTACTACGGTTCCATATTCTATTGCATGGTGCATACGTGACGATGGGTTAATGCTGGCTTTAACCTATTTAAGAGAACAACAAGTTTTTGCATGGGCGCCACAATCGACAGAAGGGAAATTTGAGTCCACATGTTCCATCAGTGAAGGCAATGAAGATTCAGCCTATTTTATTGTTCAGCGCACAGTAAACGGTAAACAGGTTCGGTATGTAGAACGATTAGCCAGCCGTTTATTTACTAGCACAGAAGATGCTTTCTTTGTGGATTCTGGCTTAAGTTATGATGGTAGAAATACTGATATATCAAAAACAGCAACCATCACTGGTGGAGCGGGTGAGTGGAACTATCAAGAAAACTATCCATTAGTGATTTCAGGTGATCCGGTCTTTAGTGCTTCTGATATCGGTAGTGCCGTCAATATTCCTTATTTTGAAGATAATGAGCACAAAGAGCTTCGCTGTAAGATTGTTCAATATGTATCTGCAAATCAAGTGGTTATTTCTGCTAATCGCAATATTCCACCAGCATTACAAAATACACCCACTACTGAATGGAGCATTGCCCGCTATCGCTTTGCTGGCTTAAATCACCTTGAAGGTAAGACGGTTAATATTCTTTCTGACGCTAATGTTTCACCTCAGGCTATTGTCACCAATGGTGCGGTGGAAATTGATACACCATCATCTGTAGTACATATCGGATTACCTATTACCAGCGAATTAGAAACGCTTGATATCCATATCAATGGGCAAGAAACGTTACTTGATAAGAAGAAGCTTATTAAGGTTGCCAGCTTAATTGTAAATAGTAGTAGGGGTATTTGGGCCGGTACTGAAAAAGAACGGCTATATGAGTATCCTCAACGTCAATTCGAGTTTTATGACAATCCTGTTGATGATGCCACAGGCATTGTTGAAATTAATTTAGATGCAGATTGGAGCAAAAACGGACGTGTCTTTATTAGACAGGTTGATCCGTTACCTTTAGCGGTGCTCTCTGTTATTCCGCGTATTGATGCTGGTGGTTTCTAATATGAAAAAACATCATGTACAAATTATTTCTGCTACTCATGAACATATTGTTCGTTTATTACCACATGTAAGACAAGCTGATGTTGATGAGTTCTACGCTATGTCAATGCAAACACCTGAACAGGTATTACGACATGGCTTATCTGTTTCTACTAAAGCCTATGCCGGCATTATTTATGATGAGGTCGTGACTATTTTTGGCGTTGCTTCTGGCTCATTACTGACTGGCTTAGGTGTTCCTTGGTTGGTGGGAACTGATTTATTAGAGCAACATCAGAAAACCTTTCTACGGCGCTGTAAACCCATCTTAAAACAGATGTTAGGGCAATACCCAACACTGATGAATTATGTCGATGAACGTAATCATATTGCTAAGGCGTGGCTCCATTGGTTGGGGTTTCAGATTGAAGAAGCAAAGCCAGCAGGTTTACTTCAGTTACCTTTCCATCGTTTTATATTGAGGGCTAAATAATGTGTGAACCAACAACATTAGCGGCAGCAGTAATTGGTACTTCTGCGTTGCAAGCATACGGACAATATACCGATGGTAAATTTCAAGCATCAGTGGCTAATCAAAACGCCAAAATTAATGAAGATGCTGCACTTGATGCAATTAATAAAGGCAATGCTCAGGCACAAGAACAGCGTAGACGCACTCGCCAATTAGCGGGTACACAGGCGGCAACAATGTCAGCCAGTGGCATTGATTTAAGCACTGCTGGGGCTTTAGATATTTTAGGTGATACTGCTGCAATGGGTGAGCTTGATGCGTTAACTATGGTTAATAACGCTTTTCGTGAAGCGTATGGCTATCGTATGCAAGCTGAGAATGATCGCCTTAATGCAAAAATGGCAAGACGCTCAGGCAATATGGGTGCAATGACAACGTTATTAACAGCCCCTATTCAAGCTTATGGCGCGTATCAGTTGGCTGGTGGTACATGGAGTCCGTTCGGTGGTGGTGGCTCAGGTGCTGCGAAAGCCGGCAAAACATTCGCTAAAGCACCAAAAGGATTTTAATTATGCCAAAGGTTCCTACATACGATAATAGAACGGTTATGCCTGAGCAGTTACCGAATAATGGGTTTTCTGTTCAATCATCACCTGATGCTTTTGGCGCTGGCATTGGTCGTGTTGGTGAGCAATATGTTGGTTTGTTTGCAGAAGCAAAACAAAGGGCCAATGTTGCACTGGCGCAAGATGCCGCATTACAGCTACGACAAAAAGCCAATGAACTGATGACCGATCCGCAAAATGGATTACTTTCTCAGCAAGGTAAAAATGCGATTGGTAAAGCGTCTGAGTATGAACAGTCATTTCGTGATTATGCCGGTGAAATATCATCAACACTGCCTGACGATATTGTTCGACAAAGCTTTATGCAACAAGCGCAAGAAATGGGGGTTCAGTTTGCATCACAAGCGAATCGTCATGAGATGGGGCAAATCAAAGCTTATGAACAAGACCAGTTTCAATCAACGTTAACATTAAATGCAGAGTCTGCCGCATCAATGTACGGCGACAATCAGGCTTATATTTCTGCACATAAACAAGTGTTTCAGCAAATAGAAGAGTTTGGATTATCACACGGTTGGGGTGAAGAGCAGATCCTCGCCAAGAAACAAGAATTCAAAGTGGCGACTGCACGTAAAGCGATTGAAAACCAACTCGGTGCTGATTATATGGGATTCTTGGAGCGAAATGGAGAACCTTCAAGCCTTGGTGGTGCTACCAGAAATAATGCGTTCTATGGTGGTACTGTTGGTAAAGTTAAAGGAATGACCCAACAGGGTAATATTAATTTACTCAATAGGCCAACAGTTAAAAACGAAGACGGCTCAATTAGTACAGTAAGAACGATTTCTATTGGTACCGATGATGGCGAAGTGCTAATACCTACCGTAAGTGACGATGGCAAGCTGTTATCTGATGATGAAGCTATTGCGTTATACGAGCAAACAGGTAAGCACTTAGGGATTTTTGATAACCCTGAAGATGCTACTGCTTACGCTGATAATCTGCATAAACAGCAAGAGAATATGTATACACCTAGTAACGGTGATACAAGAGGTGTTAGAAACAACAACCCTGGTAATATTCGTATATCTAGCAATAAATGGGTAGGGCAAACCGGTGATGATGGTGCATTTGCTAAGTTTGCCACACCTGAGCACGGTATTAGAGCATTAGGTAAAAATCTACTTTCTTATGCTCGACAGGGTTTTGTTACACCAGAGCAGATCATTAATCGTTGGGCGCCACCAGAAGATAATAATGATACTCAGGCATACATTGAGTATGTATCTGATTACCTTGGTGTTGAACCTAATCAACCATTAGATTTAACGAATTTAGATACCTTAACGCATTTATCGACAGCGATAATGTATAAAGAGAATGGGCGTAACCGTGTTAATTACACTGATGAGCAGATAGCAACAGGCATACAGTCAGCACTTGGTTTTGTTGAGTTACAAGCGACATCAGAAGCACCAAAACTATTAACCGGATCTGCCGCTTTCGATGCCTTAGATGAAGCTGACCAAGCAAAATATTTACGACAAGCAGAACAGCTACGTAAGCAAAAACAAGGTGAGTTACAGCAACAACTCGGTACTCGTGTAGCGGACTCTTACGCAGCATGGGAAAGAGGGCTTGAAGCACCTAATGCGCCTACTCATGATGAATTAATCTCTGCGTTTGGCTATGACAAAGGTTCTGCTATGTCTGCCGATATGCAAGAAGCTAAACGTTATGCGGGTTTTATGTCAGCAGCTAAAGAGATGTCTCCACAAGCACAGCAGGCTTTGTTATCTCAAATCAGACCACAAACGGGTGAAGAAAACTACGAAAGCAAAATTCAACGTTGGGAGAAATTTGGTAAGTTCGTTGAAGGTAACATCAAAGAACAAGATAAACAGTTTGCAGCTAACCGATTACAGCTTTCCATTCAAAATAACTTTCCGCTTGATCCTAATGATAAGAATAATCAGCAGGCAGCAGATGATTACTTTGAACAACATATTCAGCAGAGCTTTAATTTACGTGATGATAATAGCTTAAATGCCGTTGCTGAACTTACTGCAAGAACAGGGATTATCCCATCACAAGTTAAATCTGTATTGAATATGGGGGCAACATCTAAAGATCCTGAAGTTGTTCTTCCTATCGCGAAAATGTATGGGCAGATATTTGATAACAATCCTGCCTCAGCGACTGATATTCCATCAAGTACAATGGCGTATTACTCAAAAGTATATAGTTTAAGTCGTGCGGGTATGCCTGATGAAAAAGCGGTAGAAACTGCATTTAAGACGACATTTGAACAAGATGAACGCACTAAACAAATGATCGCTTCTCAAATCAGAGATAAAGGATATATCAAGGATAGAGATAAAGCAGCGCAATCTAATATCAATGATTTTTACCCTTGGTATAAACCATTTTCTTCACCAAGCGTTAGTAAGCCTGGTACTCAAAATGGCGCTTACTTACGTGACTATCAAACACTGTATGACGCTAACTTTGCTGAAACAGGCGGTGATGCAGAACTAGCCAAGAAAATGACTAACGCTCAAATTAAAAGAACGTGGGCGGTATCTAATATCAATGGCAGTGAAGAAGTTATGCGTTATGCACCAGAAGCCGTATACGGTATTAATGAATCAGGTGCTGGAAACTGGATCACGGGTCAATGGGAAGAAGAGAAAAAGCAATTAATGTCTAAATCATTTGGTGGCGCTTCTTCTGATACTGATATTGTTATTGTCTCTGATGCAGTGACCCCCAGAGACTACAGTTACGGCATAATGATAAAACAAACCGGTAGTGATGATATCCCTATTTATCGTCCATACACGGGAAATAACGGCTTGCCTATTCGCTTTAAACCAGAACAGTCATCATCACCAATGTATAAAGAGGTAATGGAAAAACGCCAACAAAGCGTTAAGGAAGCTCAGGATAAAAGGGAACGAGAAGAAGCATTGGATAAATCACGCTCAGAATTTGATGAACGTCGTCAAAATATCCGTGAGCAATATAAAGAAGCTCACAATGAGCGAGTAAATAAATTCAATAATTATTTTTCTTGGGATAAAAACTGATGCCTATTTACGAACAACAACCTGATGATGTTTTATCTGCGGATATTAATGCTGTTCAGCAAACAGAACCTACTTACGGTGATAATGTTTCACCGTCTTGGTATGACCCTATTAATCCGCTTGATGATAGACGGCAAACTAAAGAATTACGTGATGCGGCGTTTCGTATCGATAACTCAGTGGGTAGCTTGATTGCTACTGCATCTTTTAATCAATTTGAAGATGTAGAAGGCTATAACCCATTTGAAGATGAATTAACGCTTTCAGGTTATGAAGACTATGCCGATGCCTTTATTCATTCAAACTCTCCTCAAGAAACAGCTGCAATAAAACAACGTATTGATCGTGAGCGTAACGATAAGCAAATGTTAGCAGATGCTGGCGGTGCTGGTGTTGTGAGTAGTATTGCTATGGGGGTTATTGATCCAATTAATGTTGCTGCAATGATGATACCAGGGGGAGCCATTGTAAAAGGTGGCAGTGTGGCCACAACCGCAGGTAAGTTTGCATTGGCAAATATCGCTGGTGGTGTAGCTTCTGAAATGGCATTGCATAGTACCCAAGAAACACGAACATTAACTGAAAGTGCAATTAACATTACACTTGACGCCATGATCGGTGGAACCCTAGGTTCAGCCGCACAGTTAGTAAAAAACCGTGGTGAATTGGTAACAAAAGTAAGAAATGATTTAATTGGAGAACAACAATCAGGGCAACAAAATATTCCAAATAATATTCCTGATAATTCTAGTGTTGGTGCAATGGAAGTACCTAACACCACATTAGAACAAGAAACCTTAAAAGGGCCATCATTTATTAATCGTACGATGAATGTTAGCCCTGTTGGCCGTGTTGCTCAATCCCCCTCTAAAACAGCGCGCCAAATTAACCAACAACTCACAGAAAATAACTTTACCTTTGCTAAAAATGAAGAAGGTATTGCGACATTTACCGCTGTTGAAACAAAAGTGAGAGGTTATGAAACTCTCGTTTATAAACAAGTAGAATCAACGAAAGATCACTTTAAACAGTATCGTCAATCTGGTGGCCGTGATATGAGCTATTACCAATTTAGTGAGGCTGTTGGTGATGCTATGCGCAATGGTGATACTCATGCAATACCACAAGTGGCAGAAGCGGCACGTTCTATTAGACCTATTGTCGAAGCAACCAAAGATAGAATGGTTGAATTAGGGATCTTACGTGAAGGTGTAAAGGTGACAACGGCACAAAGTTATTTCCCTCGTATTTATAAATTCGACAAAATTTTAAATGATCGTACTGAGTTTAAGAAAATCATTGCTGACTGGTTAGAAGAGATTAATCAAACATCAATAAATAAAGCCAAAGGTAGCCTTGATCGTGCTGAAATCGGTATTGATAAAGCACGTAACGCTTCACCACAAGCCGAACGTTTAGGGCTTGAAATTAAAGAAGCTGAGAATTGGTCAGGTAAAAAATCTTTGTTGATGGATGATATTAATAAATACCAAAAAATCATTAATGAAAAGAATGCGGTAGAAGTTGAGTTAAATTCACTTTCTAATCTTGCTAAATTAAATAAAACACAAACAAGAAGACAAGCAACATTACAAAGAAAATTACAGCGTATTAATGATGCTGAGAATAAATTGCCTGCGTTACAACGTAGCGTAGATATTCTTGATAACCCTCGCAAGTTTAGAAATGAACATCGTCGTTTAACACGAACTGCGAATTCATTAACTCGCCATGACAGAATTAGACAATCCGCATTAAATCGCATGACACCTTTAGAGCGTGAAGAGTTAGATGCGGCAGCAGATGATATCGTTAATAAAATTATCGGTGCACCATCTGGCATTGTACCCAGTGAACTGATCCCTGATGGATTAGTTAAACGCGCTGGTTTTACAAAAGATAGAACCCTAAACATTCCTGATGAACGCATTAAAGACTATCTCGAATCAGATGTTAACTATGTGATGGAAAACTATATTCGCCAAGTCGCGCCTGAAATTGAACTCACGGCTAAGTTTGGTCGTGTTGATATGGATAATCAAATCAAAGCGATTACAGAGGAATACAACCAGCTTATTGCTGATGCAACCACACCTAAAGAACGTAGTCGATTAGAAACACGAAGAGAAGCTGATTTACGTGATATTCGTGCTATGCGTGACCGTTTATTAGGAACCTACGGAGCACCTAAAGATCCATCTAGTTTCTTTGTTCGTGCTGGTCGTGTGGCTCGTCACGTTAACTTTTTACGTTTATTAGGTGGTATGACAATATCATCATTACCTGATATGGCTCGTCCGATTATGCAACACGGTTTACGTAGTGCGTTAAAACCATTGGGTAAGATGCTAACTGATATCGGTGCTATGCGCATTGCTAAAGCTGATTTACGCGAAATGGGTATTGGTCTTGAATATGTATTATCCAGTCGCTCTAAGGTGATTGCTGACCTTAATGATCCATATAGCAGACGTAGCTATTTAGAACGTGGTTTACAATGGTCATCACAGAAATTTGGCAACCTTACGTTGATGAACCAATACACCGATACTATGAAAATGTGGTCTGGTGTTATTACTCAATCTAAGGTACTTAGAGCGGCAAATACTTTAGATGCTGGTGGTTCGTTAAGTAAACGAGAAATAAAGAAACTGGCTCATATTGGTATCGATGAATCAATGCTAAAGCGTATAGCAGATCAGTTTAAACGACATGGTGAAGACTTAGACGGTATGTTAACAGGGCATAGCCATTTGTGGGATGATCGTGTTGTGCGTGAAACTTTCCAAGCGGCAGTATTAAAGGATGTAAGAACTACGGTTATCACTCCTGGTATTGGTGATACACCATTAATGATGAGCAGTGAACTAGGTAAGATTGTGATGCAGTTTAAAACCTTCTTCTTTGCTACTCACAATAGAGCGTTGGTTTCAGGCATACAATCAGGTGATGCATCATTTTACTATGGAGCATTGCTTCAGGTAGCACTTGGATCCCTAGTCTATGTCCTCAAGGCTAAAATGGCAGGACGAGATATTAATACCGAACCGGCTAACTTAGTGAAAGAAGGGTTAGACTGGTCAGGAATGATGGGCTGGTTAGGTGAGCCTAACAACGTATTGGAAAACCTTAGCGGTGGTACTTATGGTATGAGTGCCATGTTTGGTGGGCCACCAGCCTCACGCTATCAAAGCCGTAATGGGATTGGTGCATTATTAGGGCCTACATTTGACCTTGGCGGTGATATTAAAAACATCACATCAGGTGTATTAAACGGTGAATTTGATGATAGAGAAGTGCGATCTGTGCGCAAACTATTACCTTTCCAAAACTTGTTTTATTTGTCACCATTATTGAATCAGGTTGAAGAACAGATGAAGTAATGGTGGTTAGATGAATATGAATAAACCTATTAGAAATGCAGAAAAAGATAAAAGTGACGCTCAAATGAATTCCAGAATAGGGCTATATATATTTTTTGCTGGAATAGTATTACTTATAAGCAAATACATATGGGGAACAGATGTTAGTTCCGCACTTGCTGGCGGTATAGCTGGAGGTGGTTTAGTCTACTGGGGAATGAATTACGACAAGGTTAGTAAACTAAAGCGAAAACTTGATGATCTATGTTATAAAAAATATAACAAACCTCATAAAGATTCATGGAATGATATTGCTGATGACGAGGGGTATTGATGAAAAACTTATTATTAATAACATCGTTGTTATTTAGTTTTAATGCATATTCTTATGTGTATGGTGGTAGCAATTTATATGGTAGTAATTACCCATCATTCAATGATATGGAACCAAGCAGACCATATACAGACGATCAGTACTCTTGGCAGAATTATAAAAATGAGGCTGAACGCTATGTTGATGCAGCTAAAGAATATGTTGATAAAGCAAATAATGATATACAACGTATACAGGAAGCTAAGTCAGAAGCCATAGAAAACGCAAATAGAGTAATTGAAGAATATAATAGAAATGTAAGAGGGTATTAAGCAATGCACCGCGAATGCGGTGCATATCTCATTTTTTCAATTCAGCTAAAATACATTCCACCAGCGGTATTATATTTTTATTGCCTCTCATCTTTTGAACTATAAAGTTTCTCATTGCAATCAGTTCTACAAGTGGAGCTGATACATCATGACCATCTTCTCCCATCTTTGTTAAAAGTGCTTCAAGGTTTGATTTTGTAATTAATTTTTCAATCCCTTCATCGGTATTCACTACATCTGGATAGTTAGCTGGTGCAGGGTATTCATACTTCTTTTCCATTGCTAAAGTCCTCACTAATGAAAACGGTCACGCAAACTATAATAACGTAAATGCATTAAAATGTTTATCTAAATGGTTAATCTAATTATCTATTTGATAGCCATTATTGCAAATATGGATATATTTTATAGTTAAACGTATCATATCCTCATTAACACCAGAGGAGATGAGCAATGACGGTATCTACTGAACTAAGCCATGAAGAGTATGTAGGTAATGGCGTAACAACGGATTTTGATTTTCGGTTCCGTATCTTTGAAGGCAAACATTTGATTGTTGTAGTTGCTGACAGTGACGGCAATGAAACAACATTAAAGAATGGTACTGATTACACTATTGTTGGTGCTGGTTCTTATCATGGCGGTAAGGTGGTTTTAAATAAACCTTTAGCTCAAGGCTGGAAGATATTATTAGAACGCGATTTACCTGTTGTACAAGAAACTGACTTACGCAATCAGGGGAAATTTTTTGCTGAAGTACATGAAGATGCCTTTGATTATTTAACGATGTTAATTCAAAAAGCATTAGGCACTTTCTCTTTAAGCCTACGCAAGCCTACCTATCTATCGAACTATTACGATGCTAAAGGTAATCGTATTGCTAATTTGGCACCGCCAAAGTTAGGTACTGATAGTGCCAATAAAGACTATGTTGATAACAGTATTAAGGATATTGATAGTAAAACATTAAGGGTAAAGGATAAGGATATACCAGCATTGCCAAATGCAGATGATAGAGCTGGAAAAGTTTTAACGTTTGATAAAGATGGATACCCAATAGCTGTTGCTCCAGCTTCTGGAAGTGCTATTGATGTATTGAATCAATTATCTCTGAATAGTGGGTCTTCTCTTATTGGAACAGAATCTGGAAATAATATTCAAGAAGAACTAAATAATTTAAAATTAGGGCAAGTGAAAATAACTGATTTTGGTGCTATTGCTGGTCAAGATTGCTCTGACGCGTTTGAGCTAGCATTTAAGACAGGTAAAACAGTAATCGTCCCTGACACTTCTTACGATAAGCCGTGGATAATAACTAGAAATATACAGTTACCGCTTGTCGCGAAAATAATTGGAAACTCGCCGGCATTCCCATTTGGTTATAAGGAAAGATTTGAATTTAATGGGCCATATATACAATTCAAGGGAGGGAGTTTCATTTGTGGCGATGGTGTTATATCACGCGTTTTCTTATATTGCAAAAACTTGATGTTGATGGGTAGGTACGGCGCTGACATTAATGATAAATCTATTCTAGATAATGCTGGTGTAGCGTTCAATGGAACGGCTGGAGGTTATTTAGATAACATATCATTTGCAGGATTACAGTATGCTATGATTAACGATTATTCATATTTCCTTAACATGTCAAACATCAGAGCAAATAATAATTATTGGGTGTTTAAGTTGAATGACTTCAACTCAAGCTCTATTGAAAACTATTTTGGTTCTTATAATACAATACATATAGATTTAGGAGAGGACGCGGCGAGAAGTTCACTTCGTAACATCGGTATAAATATGAATACCGGCACGAAGGTGGGAGTGCGATTTGAAGGTGGAGTTAGCTTAGATGGATACATTTACTTTGAGAACTTCGGAACTCCTGCATCTGGTAGCGTTTGTCTTGCTGTTAATTTTGGGCGATACAGTCAGAGAAGCATCAATATAAGTAATGTTTTATTTCATGCAAATTTGTGTGATTACGCAATGACGATCGGAGCTACCACAAACAATAACGTTAGAATATCAGGTAAATTTGATTGTTGTGATTGGTATGAACCTAAAATAGCAAAAATAGGATTTGGTGTAACTCCTAGGTTTAATGGTGAACCAACGTACCCAACTGCTGTCATTAAAGATATCAACTTTGATACTCACGCTGGTTTGTCTTTATCTGATATTCAAAAACCATCCAACTCTCCATACAGAAAATGGGTGCAGTCACCATTTGGTTCGTGGAGAGAGACAAAGAATATTGATATATCTGGGCCCTCTTACAAAAACATACAATTATCTAGTGATAATCTCGTTGATAGTAATGTTTTGTTTGATTACGACGAAGGTAAAATAATAATTCCAAATGATGGTGTGTATAATATTTCACTGTCTGCAACATTATCAAATGTTAAATCAGAGTATCACCGTGGCGCTAGGATAGATATTCTTCTAAATGGCGCTATCATCTCATCAAGTTTAACGTCAGTAAACAGGCCTGATTCTGACGCATCCTATTCAAATATCAGCGTTTCTGTGTCTATATATATTTCTATAGGTAGTCTTATTTATATAAGAGGAAAGGATGGTGATAAAATATATGGAATTAATTTTTCCATAAATAAAATAAATTAATTATACAGTTAATTACAACGGTAGATTAACTACCGTTGTAATTGGTTATTACATGAAATTATTTACATAATCTATATTTTCATTTATCTTTAGTTTTTTTATTTCTAATGTATTGCCATTTTTATCAAATTTAAATTCTTTTAGCTCATCATTGTTTGATTTTAAAAGTAAAATTAGATCATCATTTATTTTGTTTATCATAAATACGTGATTGTTGTTTTTTGATAAACAGTCTTTTTTATATTTTTCCACAATGTGTGGAGTTGCACTGAAATCTATAATTTTACCATTATCATCTACATAACCTGATAATGGAATTTTAAATTTTTGTCCTGAAATTCTAATGTAATCACTAGAATGGTTAATTATTTTATCGTTTATATTTGGTAGTGACCATAAGTCCTTTACGAAAGATACATATTCATCATTATCTTTAGATTTAAGTAGAGGGTTTTTTTTATTATTATTCAATAAATTAACACCAAATCCAAAATCAATATCTTCATCTGTAATAAAGCTTAGAACTGTAGGAGATACATCAATTAAGGAACCTTCATTGTTAATGATGGTGTTTTTTATATCATGTGAGAATATTGAAAATGTATTCCTTCTATCTGAATATTTAAAATATGGTTGCTCTCCCATCATAAAGTGATCTGATATTAGGACAATAGTAGTGTCTTTATAATAATCAGATTTCTGAATTCTTTTTATTAACTCAGATATTAGGTAATCTGAGCATAATATGCTTTTTTGTATTTCCTCACTGATATTAGTTGTGTCTATTTTATTTTTACAAACATCTAAGAAAACACCATCAGGAAAATGAGTATCTACAGTTGATACATAAATAGCGAACTTTTCTCTGTTTTTAGATTTCTCAATGAATGTATCAAATGCTTTTTCTAAAACTATATCATCAGTAACACCCCAAGCTATAATATCTTTTTTACTGATTATTTTTTTAAAATCTTCAATATCATAAATATTATTTACTTTATGGTTTGATAGTAAATTCTTAGTGCCAGCAAATATCGTACTTGAACCGGAAATATAAATTTGTTCATATCCAATATTATTTAATTGGTCAGTCATACATGTTGCTTTTGGCAAAAATGTTTCTGTTAACGAAGCTTGATTTATTACTCCAAAAAGAGGAAGTCCACAAAGAACATTTACATTACCAGCTATTGTCCAACCACTACCACTAGTTTGTTTAATATTATTAAAATCTAATTGGTTTTCTAATTTGCTTATATTTGGTAGGAAATTAATTCCATTCACATCTCTATAGCTTCTTTCTAAACTTTCAGCAAAGATAAAAACAAAATTTTTGTTTAAGCTACTTTTATTAATGGTTGGCACTTTATATTCTTTATGAATAAGGCTATTTGTTTTTAGTAACATTTTATCTTTTTCATATAGATTAAGATATGCATTAAAATAATCTTTAGCTTGTGGAGTAAAAATACATGAAATAAGTAAAACAAAAAACAAAGCATCAAAATATCCATTTTTTCGTTTTAATTTAAATGAAATGGTAATTGATATTAATGTTATTAATAAAAGTATAATAAATATTATTATGTATTTTCTAACATCATATAACGAAAAACCAGAAATATCACTTGTCATAGTATAGATAACGGATTCAGTAATTCCATTACCTGTATATTCATTACACGAATACCAAAAAAAAGCCAATATAAGTAATATACTAAAAATAAAAAATTTTAGTATATTAAAGTTTTTAGAAAAAAATGTACATAACAACATCAAAGTCAATAATAAGTAAATCATTCCTTTTCTCTCAAAAAATATAAATAAAAATAATTATACTATGTAATGCTTTACAAATCATTACATAACTAAATATTAATATTTACGGTTTGGTTGTTTGTTATTTGCATTTTTGGTTATTTTTATGGTTATGTAGTATCATGGTTATTCATTAATCACTGGTACTACACTCATGCAAGAAGATGTCTACACAAAAGCAGGGATCGGCACTACTGCTTTTCTTGGTTACTTCGCAGGGCTTCCAGCAGAAGTTGTTATGGGTTCACTGTTGGGAGCCATCTTCTTTACCACTGCTGCTACTGAATATAGCTTTAAACGTAGATCGGTATTAGCCTTTTTAAGCTTCGTTTGTGGCCTTATATTCTTTAGCCCTGCAGCAACTATCTTTATTTCTGTTACTGGTCTTTTCGGTGTGAAACCTGAGCAATACGAAATCGAACATATCGATGCCGTAGGTGCTTTTGTTTCCGCTTTGCTCGTGGTTAAGTTAAGCGTAAAAGCATACGGAAGGGCTGATATACCGAAACAAGGAGGGCAACAATGAAATGCGAAACACTGCTCACTATTGTTAATGCCATCATCTGTACCGTCATATTTCTACGTGTGTTCTATTTTAAACGTGACGGCAGACAACACTGTAAAAAAGGTGGATGGTTAGCTTTCCTCATTCTTGCTTACTCTTCAAGCGTACCTATTCGCGCTTACTTCGATCCTAATTATCACGCTGATATCTACAACATCTTTGCCAATATCCTGATCTGCACAACGTTGCTGGTCAGTAAGGGCAATGTCATCAAGTTTATAAAGGGGTGAATATGTCATTAGTCGATAAACAAAATACGTTTACAGGTATGGTTGCAAAGCTGATCACCTTTGCTCAGCAGAAGGGATATAAATTGACGTTTGGTGAGGCTTATCGAACACCAGAACAAGCACAGCTTAATGCAAAGAAAGGATCGGGTATTAGCAACAGTCTACATACTCAACGTTTAGCAGTCGATTTAAACTTATTCGATACTAACGGAAAATACCTTACAGCCACCAGCGACTATAAAGAACTGGGTGAGTATTGGGAGTCATTAGGTGGAAGTTGGGGCGGGCGTTTTAAAACTCGACCTGACGGCAATCATTTTTCATTAGAGCACAATGGGGTTCGTTAATGAATAAAACCGTCATAGCGTTAATTGCTTTGGCTGTTTCCTTTACCGCTGGCTTTGTTGCTGGCGGTATTTATTTTGATAACCGAGCAATGAATAAACAGATTGCAGGTAATCAATTAGATGAAAAGGATGTGGCCACAAATATTGTTCTGCGTAAACAAGCAGACAATGAACAGCAAAATAGGTTGGAGATATATCATGACGCACAACAGCATGATACGATACGTACAGATGCTTTGCTTGATCGTGTTCTTAATCACTTTGACAGGGTGCAGCTCTCAACCGGTACCACGAAAACAGAAGTTGCAAGTGCCGATAACACCAATACCTGCCGAGTTGAGAAAGCTAAAGCCAGTGAACTTTCTCGACAACTACGAGAAACACTTGAACGATATGGGCGTGAAGCTCAGCGTGCAGATGAAAATACCAGAACACTCAACCTTTGCATTTCAGAGTTGGAAGCAAAGGAAAAACTTCTCAATTCTTACCGATGAAAAAGTAAACAGATTTCATAATGACGGTATCGGTGACGGTGTTAGTGATATCTAATTTAAATATAATTTATATTTATCAGTGAGTTAAATTACTAGAATATAATTGAGTGGGAATAAAATACCGTTTATCAGCAATAGTTGATAAAGGCTAAAAAACCAAGAGCCATCAGTAAGTTACTGGTGGCTTTTTTGTTTTCTATGGTTGGTAATGGTTGACAAGAACCGAAAAAAATGACGGTATATGTGACGGTGTAATTTATAAATAAAAATAATTTTAACCAAACACCGTATTACAAGTGTGTGAGATAGTTGGTTCTGTTTTTACTTATGCCATAGATAGAGGTTATGAAATTAGTAACCCAGCAGATGCAATAAAGGCATCTTCGATAGGGACTTTTCAAGCGCGCGAAAGGGCAATGTCGCCGAAAGAAATCGGTATCTATTTCTTGAACTGGAAAACTATAGTTGTTATCCAACCTTAAAATTGGCTGTTAAATTTGTCTTGTTAACATTAGTTAGAAAATCTGAGTTTATTCACGCTACATGGGATGAAATAGACTATTAAAAATAGACAATGGGTGATCCCTAAAGGGCGAATGAAGGGGAAAAAGGCATGTTGTTTTTAAGCATCCAGCTATTTTTACCAACTCTAATTAAATGAGGTGGGTCAAATAGTACTTGATAAAAAGTATTATCTGGTAATGGAAGATTTTTAAAATTAGAAATAACATCAGGTGTTATATTAAAAATTCTTCCATCACATAAAACATATTCTTCAGCTCTAATGTCATTAAATAAAACTCGGTCTGTAGTGGCATAGTTAATTTGGTCACCAACTCAGAGGTGATATCATCACCTCACAAACAGATAGGTGACAATTATGGCAAAACGAATAAGATGGCTTTTCAGTGCTGAATTCAAACTTGAAGCGGCTCAACCGGTGCTTGACCAAAACTATTCCATGGTCGTCGCCGCCAACGCGATGGGTGTTGGTAAATCAACTATGGACAAATGGGTTCGGCAACTTAAACTAGAACGCAAAGGTATTTCTCCGAAAGCGTCACCCATGACGCCTGAACAGGTTGAAATTCGTGAATTGAAAAAGAAAATCGCGCAACTTGAAGAGCATAATGAGATATTAAAAAAGGCTACAGCGCTGGTGGAGGCTGTAATTTAAATTGTGTATTTGCCTACTTTTGATATGTTTACCCCAACTAAAAAGTAGGCAGACTATGGACGAGAAAAAACTTAAAGCGCTTGCGGCTGAGTTCGCAAAAGGAATTAAAACCGAAGCTGATCTCAATCAGTTCACTCGGATGTTCACTAAACTCACCATTGAAACCGCATTAAATGCGGAGCTAACTGAGTATTTAGGACAAGATAGCTTATCACAGAACCTGACTTTTCTACTGTTATCATATTCTTGAATATAGCATTTAAATTGTTTCTTCATAATTTATTCTCTCTTATTTCATCGGTTTAGGTTATTGGTTTGCTTTCCAACGAATAGCTTTTTCTACTGAGAACTGTCTGTCTACTTTTTCTGTTAAAAACACACACCAAAAACAATTTGTCTCTGCAACTATATCTTTATTACTATCAACTATGGTTGGTCCAAATCTAAAATGACTGATTTCCTCAGGGTTAACATGCCATTTTTTCTCACTGGATTCATTGCAATATTCGACAAATAAGGCAAAGAAAAAAGGGAATTTAGCATTATCTTTTTTTATCTCATCACCTTTACTAATATTTTCCAGAAAGAAAGACTTAGCCTCTTCAATCGATTCAAATGGCTTGTCATGAATTTTTAGTTTTTTTCTCATGGTATCCTCAAAATAAAGTTAATTAATAGCAGGTTGAGTGTTATTGGTATGCATATGGATGCGTATTATTGCTTTCAGCTCATCAAGTTCGAGAACATTACTCCCCCTATGGATCATTGCATGGCAGTTAGGACATAAAGGAATGAGGTCATTTATTGGGTCGACTTCATAATCATCACCGACTAAATGAAGTGGCTTAATATGATGGATGTGGATGAACCCTTTGCCATGTTCTCCATAGACCAATTCAAAATTAAATCCGCAGCACTTGCAAATCGTACCGTGATGGTTGATACACACTTGCTTTGCTTTCGGATCTCTTTCATAAGTGTTAACAGTTACCTGAGTTTTTGCACCCTCTGGATAACTTTCAGGAGATGCAATTTCGTTCGGGAATGAGTTAGGTAAAAAGTCAGCGTACCAAACCTTTCCTTCTTTTCGTAGATAACACTTATTGAGTTTGCGTTCAAAATCTTTAATTACAGCAAGCGAAGGATCATCGGAGTTCCTTGCATGTGTCATTTTGAATATATAAAGGTCATATCCCTCATTAATCAAACGAATATGCTTTATGGCCTGACCATATCCATTCTGTTTTTTGCCATTTTTAGTTATCCAACGTTCACGAAGAATTACAGCACGTTCCTTTTCACTCTCGACATCCCAGGCTCCGAATATAATCATTCTTTTTTCGTGATTAACAAATGACCAGCTCCATGTCCAGTTACTGCAAGTCGCTCCGTGACTTTCAATAAATTGCTTTCTATTCATGTTATTACCCATCTTAGCCTGATTACTGTTAGTTTTTACCATCTAAAATTGTTTTGCCATGCTCTTGCTCTGAGTCAGAAATAATAGCGGTTTTTAAATACTCGTGAAAGCAGTCAGTAGACGGGCATTTTGGGGGGAGTGTAACAGGCAAGCGGTTTCTTCCATTGAGTTGTACTCATCAAGGGACAACCATACGCATGGTAATCCTCAGCTAGGCTAAAGCTAAACTAAAATGTCGGCGAGCACAAAAAATCCGGATATGGTATAGATGATGGCATCGAGTGAAGTTAACTTTATAACTATATGTTATTTTTATATATTTTATTCTCATTGATATTAGAGTGGGAATAAAATAACGTTTATCAGCAATAGTTGATAAAGGTTAAAAAACCAAGAGCCATCAGTAAGTTACTGGTGGC